TTTTATTATCCACCATGGGACAATGCTTTAGAGCCTTCACAAGGTAACGTAAGGCAATGGCTAGACAATCTTTACAGCAAATTCCAGCCTATAGAACAATCAAGATGGAACCAGGCTAATATCGACACGCTATTCTATGCGGGAAATCAGTCGTTTATCAATCGTAATTTTACATTCAGCCCTGGATTAACCAGTCAGCAATACTATTTCAATTTGGTTCAGCAACCTGTTAATATGGTTACGGGATATCAAAGACAGCATCGCAAATCAATTGTATATCAGGCAGCAGATGGAGCAGATCCTCAGACTACTGATGAATATACAAGGCTTATTAAAAACGTATGCCAAAAAGAGGGGATTGATGAGCAATTCTCTAAATCCTGCGAATTAGCAGCCGTGGCGGGCATGAATTTATTACAGCCATATCTAGACTTCACTGGTGACGATCCTGCTCAAGGACAGCTTAAATTAAAGGTGTGGGAATATAATTCATTTCTCGTTGATCCATATTTCAGAAATCCTGATATGAGTGATGCTCAGTTTGTTTGGTGCCAGGAATATATTAGCAAGAAAGAAGCACAAGCTAGATTTCCAGACAAAACATTAAATGTATCTACAATGGCCGGAACTCCACAGAGATATGGTAATTTCTATTTCCTTCCTGAGAACTATAACATGGCTCGCAATGATTTAATGGTTTTGAGCTATGTTTGGTATAAGTGGCATAAGAAGAAGAAGAGATTATATTCAGCGAAGAGAAAGCAATTCTTCGACTTTGCAGGTGGTGATGATCAACTAGAACAAATTCTATATCATATTGAGGATATGGAAGAAGTAACTGTTGATACTTCATGCTGGAAACTAGCTGTGGTATTAAATGATCAATTGATGTTCCAAGGTGATAACCCTCTATGGGATGGTCCAGAGTGTCCTTTTATTCCTAATTTCTGGAACTATGACCCTCATATCAATCAATTTGATTTAAGATCTAGATCGCTTGTATTTCCAATGAGATCACCTCAGTTTCTATTTAACTACAAAGTTATTACCAACAACGATATCACTGCTGCGACAATAAATGCTGGTTGGAAACGTAAGGTGGGGGCTGTTGCTAATGAAGACAATCTTAAGAAATCAGGTCAAGGATGGGATGTAATAGTTAACGAAGGATATGATATGTCTGACGTTGAGAAGATTATCCCAAGCGGAGTTCCTGAATCTGATATGGCATTAGCCCAACAGATGGCAGATCTAATCTATAATGTATCTGGGATCAATCTTGAGAATTGGGCTGGGCAACAAGATAAACAAACATCAAGCCTTACAGTATTACTTAAGCAAGCTGCAAACTTAATGGTATTCCAAAAGTATTTCGACCAATGGGATAAATCTCTTAAGATACTTGGCGAGCGTATGTTGCAGATAGTCCTTCAAAATTGGAATGCTGAAAAAGTTGCTATGATGATAGGAATGGAAGCTAATCAAATTTCTCCTCATTTCTTTAGTCGTATCTTTGCTAAATATAAAACAGTTGTAGAAGAAGGACTTGAAACACCTACTCAAAGGAATTTACAAGCACAGCAAATGATGGATATAAATGCTGCGTTTGGAAGAGAAGTATTACCTGCTAGTATGATTATCAAGGATATGAATATTCAAGGAAAAGGCGAGATCGTTAAATATCTTGAGCAACAAGAACAGCAAGCATCACAAGTTCAGAACGAACAAATGCAAGTTGCACATGCCTTTGAACATGCTAAGTTGCAGGAATTAATGAGTAAGGCAACAAGTAATCTCGCAACAGCTCGTGAAAGACATGGAAGAGCCGAGGCTGATATTGGTCTATTTGAAGAAAGATTGTCCGAGATCACGCAGAATAGAGCTATGGCAACAAAAGCGAAGATGGAAGCCCTTGAGAAGATGATAGATGTCATAGCTAAATACGGTGAGATTGAGACAATGCTTAAGATGAATCAGCTCGATAGTGTAAACTTTCAACAACAACAGCAAGAAGACGTGGAAAAAGTAGATGCTAAACGTACAGCGATGTCAAACGAATTCGTGCAGCAAATATTAGGAAATGCTAATATGCAAGGTAGTAATCAACAACAGGCTCCACAAGGCGCCATGAGATAACCAAGAGGTTTATATGAAGCAACATGATGATTCAAGCAAAGGTTCATTCAAGAGTGGCGGACAACGTATTGACGATCATTCTTTTTGGGCAGGAAAGCCTGGGAAAGATTCAAGATTTCCAGATGGACCACATAAGACAAAAGATGAGAGTTCAGCTCAAGGCGTAGGAAGCGTTATGAAGTATGAAGATACTACAGAAGCTATTAAGGCTGGACAGATGGAAGGCTCTAAGAAAGTCAAAGCTCATCCAATGAAGCAGCCTAACTATAGAAACTAATTTAGGGACCAAGGCGACAAGGAGCCATTGAATTCTAGTGGAACACCTCCGGAAGTACAGTCCCATTTTTAAGGGGTAAAAATGAAGAGCACTAAGACAGTTGAAAGTGTTAAGAATACGGCTGCACAGAAAAAAAAGAGTACATTAGTTAATGATAAATCAGGTTTTGCAGATCCGATTAAGATTAAAGATCAAAATCCTGAGTGTAAGCCAGAAGACGGAAAGAATTCACCTTGGGATTTTAGATGTCCTCAATATGATCAAAGATCAAGTAACTTTGTTAATGCAGGTACGCATTATGGAGTTGGTCATAGGCAGCCTGTAGGCCATGAAGGAAATCCTAAATCTGTGGTAGATGTTTTACCTCAGACTAGAAGAAATACATTGCAGGATGATGATGAAGGCTAATAAACACGTTGAATCACATTGTTCACCGACTGCAAAGGGAATGGGCGATTATTACGGGACAGGAATTCGCAATCCTATAGCTAGGATTCGCGAGGATGGTATTAGTCAGCCTGTTGCTCCTCATAAGATTGGGAAGCCTCCGAAGAATCTTGCATAAATTTAAGATATAATTCCCAATCGCCGACTTCTTTCATTTTTGATTCAAACTTTTCATCCGACCAACCGCATAATTCTTTAAGACACATACATGCAGCACCTTCGGGTAAAAGGTCAGGGGAGAGTTTAACATGAATCATATTCGTAATATTCCCTTGTTGTTGTAAATATCTATCACTTTATTAGATGCTTCTTTTACTTTCTTTTCTCTAGCTGCATACGCTAAATCTCTATAGATAGCATCTACCTTTGAATCTGGTAGATCATCATCTTCTTTCATTTCAAGTTTAGCCCGATTGTTTTTGTAATCATAAATGCTATTGCTAACCGTTTCATTCTCTGTAAGTAATCCTTTCTCATATTGATCCCACATTTCATGAGGTGGAAGCATCCATATAACTTTGATTGAATCACTTCCAGGATACGCTTTAAATAGCATTGAGTTGGATTGGGCTTTTGGCTTAGTAAGCCTCGGTTGCCATATCATTCTTTTAGTAACACCATCGTCATCAGTTCTTGGGTGAGCAAATATGTAAAACGCATGTTCACCAAATGGCCTTTGATTAATTAGATCTTGGCAACATTCACCTATGCTAAATTCTTTCTTCTTGAGATCTTTCAATCTATCATGTGCATCTAAAATGTTAAGTCTCATGAGTTACCTCTTGCATGTTTGATTGATATATATTATATAATTAATTTGAATTCAATCTAATCCAACCGCAGTCCAGCGTAAAGGGCAAAGGATATCATGACAGCACCAACAAACCCAAGTCCAGTTTCAGAAGTAAAAGCAAACGATAAAGAATTAAACTTTAGAATGCTTGAGGCAAAGTATGAAAAGCAGCTAGCACAAGAGAGATCGGCAAGATTAGAAGCAGAAAAAGAGGCTCAACGTTTAGCGCAAAGCCATTCTAAGCAAGAAGTTGAAGATGATGATTCAGAGCCATATGTAGATAACAAAAAGCTTAATAGAACCATGGGAAAATTTGCTCAACAGAATCAATCAGATATTCAAAAAGCAATGGAAATGGCAAAAGTAGCCGCTAAAGAAGAGCTTAAACAAGAGATGTGGCTCGAAAACAATCCAGACTTCTATGAAGTGCTTGGTCATGCAGAGAAATTCGCACAGAGAAGCCCCAAGCTTGCAGAAACAATTCTTAGGATGCCTGAAGGGTTCGAAAGACAAAAACTCGTCTATCAGAACATAAAGGAATTTGGCTTACATAAGCCAGAAGAGAAGAAACCATCTATCCAAGACACAGTTGATGCACGTAGGAAAGGACCATATTATCAACCTTCAAGCGTTGGAACTGCTCCTTATGCCTCACAAGCAGATTTTAGCCAAGCTGGCCAAAAGCAAGCACATGATAAGATGCAAGAACTTAAGAATAGATTGAGATTAGGATGAAGAAAGATATATTCGTTAAAATAACTCATGAGAATATGAAATATCTTCATGAGTTATATACTTTTACAAGCAATTGGGAATATCCCCAGGAAGAAAGAGAATTTTACAAGGAAGATCTTGGTAAGATAGAAACAAAATCTTGTGTATTTCGTTTCGTCAAGCATGTAAATGTGACTAAGGAAGATCGTCAGCCATTTTTTCTTGCTAAACCTGATTCAAGTGAATTGAAATCCGTTAGTTTAGATGAAGCGATGGACCACCTAAAAGCGTTTATTGACAAATAATTATTTTAAAATATACAGTTAAGATTCGCCAGTCCTGCGTCATGGGCATTCGCGTTAGTAAGGTTCGCAACTTATATTAGATATGCTCGAGAACTGACGTAATAGGCTCGTCTACCGATCACATATCCCATTCACCTCATAATTGAGGTATCCATGTCGATTACGACAACCGGCAATTTGGGACCAATGATTCTGCAGAGCTTAGCGCCTGCTATGTTGTATGTTCCAACGCCAACAATGAATTACATTACAGTCTGCGACAAGGTATCTATGCCAGCAAACGGCGGTACAACTTGCAGATTCATGCGCCCACGCGCACTACAACCACCAACAGTACAGTTGGGTAACTCGGGTATAGATCCCCCAGCACAAGTTCCACAGCGTGATATTATCGATGCTCAGATGGCATTCTTCGGTACAGGTTGCATTATTAACGAACAAGTTATTTTGCAAGACCAAGAAGGCGTATTAGCATGGGTATCAGAGCGTTTAGCTGTTGCTATGCGTCAAGCTGAAGATTTAATTTTGAGAGACTATATTGTTTCTGCCGCATCTGAGATCAATGCAGGTGGTGGAAGCAATGGATTTAACCCAACAAATTTGGGCGTATCCGATTTCTCTTTAGTAGCTACTACACTTGATACAAACAATGCCTACAAGTTTATGACAGGTATTGAAGGTATGGATCGTTTCGGTACAGGTCCAGTTCGTTCAGCATATTTCATGTTGTCCTCAACTGAACTACAAAGCGATTTCGATGCTCTTGTTGGATCTGGATTCCTCAATCAGTGGAATTATCCTACAAATGCGTCTGCTCTACCTTCTGAATATGGTTCTGTATATAACATCCGTATTCTAACCAGCTCAGAAGCTCCTGTAGCCCGTAATGCAGTTGCTAATAGTTCAGGTACTTTGAATGATTTGTATTACAATACCGTTCTTGGTAAGCAAGCTATTACGCATATTAATCAAGATGGTTATAGCATGAATTTGATTTATCGTGACCCATACTACAGTGGTATGTTGGCCCAAAACGCTACTCTAGCGGTGAAGTTTGCACAAGCGCAGGCAATCACACAGGATACAGCTATTAGACAACTTCTCTGTACGAGACAATCAAACTTAGGAGTGTAATATGACTGAATATTCTAGAATGGCTAAGGGTAGTTTCACAGCTTCAGCTTCAACAGCCATAATTAATCTTCCATTTATACCTGATTATGTAGAAGTAAATAACTATACAAACATTGCAGCAGCAGCGGCAGCAAGTAAAACCTTGAGAGCTTTTTGGGATAATACTTTAATTGTATCGAGTAATAACCCAACAATGCTTGAAGGCTATAGCAGCGGTTCTGTAATGGTTGGTGATGTAATTGCAACAAATGGTATTAGCACATTTTATGCTGGTTTGTCCCAACAATTTGGGCCAGCTCAGCAAGTTGTAGCTTCTACAAAGGGTAATACAACATCATTTCAGGTTACTGGACATGGTTATCAAGTTGGTGATACTGTAATTTTTAGGGGTTTATTCCAATCAGCAACGACTGGTATGCCTCAGATGAATGGAATCCCATTCACTATTACAACGATCACAGATGCTAATAACTTTGTTGTTAACTACAATTCTAATAATGCTGCTTACACTAACCTAAGCGCATCACCTGCTTCAGCGTTTGTAGAAAAGGTTTTATATCCTTTCCTCTACGTGCCACAAGATAACGTAATCACAGCGATTACAACAGGTTCAACAACTACTATCACAACTTCAATGTATCACAACTTTGAAGTGGGTCAGGAAGTTGCTTTTAGAATTCCTAATGCGTGGGGAACAACCCAGTTAAATTCATTACCAAATTTGGTAATCCCTGGATCACCGGTCTATGGATATGTCATTTCTGTTACTGATAACTGGACCTTTGTAGTTAATATTAATTCATCAGCTTATACAGCATTTACAACCAATATTGCTGTGGCAAGTGTCCCAGGACTTACTTTCCCTCAAGTGGTTCCTGTAGGTGATGTAAATACTGGTGGAAATGTTATTTTCTCTGGATCTTCATTGTATCCTGCTCCAAGGTTCCCAACTTCTAGTAGCCGTGTATCTACTATTAATGGACCTGCGATTAGGGGTGCATTTGTTAATAACACAAGTCAAGGATTTATTATTGGTGCTGGTACAGCTACAAATAATACATCTATAAAAATTATGGCTGCTAACGACGTAATAGAATGGCGTGCTTTTTTGCATGACTACTCGAGTCCGTAGACATAAATAAATAAAGGGGGATTCGTCCCCCTTTTTATGAGGTTAAATGGCAGTTCCCTATCCCTATCCGGGCCCAGTAGCTCTTTACAACAATCTACCGATAGAACCTCAGTTTTATCAGCCAAGTAGATTTGTCATATCCAACGTTACACTTGGCAATACAACGATTGTGACGACATCTGTGGCCAATAATTATGTCATAGGTCAATTGGTTAGATTATTGATACCTGTAGGTTATGGTTGTAATCAATTAAACGAACAATCTGGCATTGTTATCAGCCTTCCTTCATCCACACAAGTAGAAGTGATGATTAACTCCTCCGTAAATGTTAATCCATTTGTAGCCAATCCTTTTATTGCTAATATTACGGGCATTACCAATGCTACGAAAGCAGTTTTAACGGTTAGTAATCCAGTCTATGGCATGAGCGTTTTGATTCAAAATGTTGGGGGTATGACACAACTGAATGGAAATATCTATGTAATAGATAGACAAACAGCCACCACAATTACTTTAGATGTCGATTCTACCTTCTTTACTGCATATACAAGTGGAGGAACAGCCACAGTCTTTCCTTTAAATGGAGCAGTACCTCAAATACTAGCAATTGGGGATGTAAACTCTGGACAGACAAATACTAATGGAATAAATTCAAATAAATTGTTTATATCTGGTTCGTTCCAAAATATCAGCCCAATTTGAGGTAAATCATGGCAAGACCTGAAGCAAAGAATTCATTAGCAGAAAAAGAATTAGACAAAGCTGAGAAGCAATTTGAGAAGTTTGATGATGAAGTTAAAGCTATGACAAAAGATCGCATGGATTTAACTCCCAAACCTGACTTAGAGCCTCAAACTAAGATCGCTAATGCTGATCTGGATAAGATGAAAGATATTTACCTAAAGCCAATCAAAACCATTAGTTGTAGGGATAAATTCAATGAAGCTTATCGTAAAGACTATGAGTTTGCGAAGGAATATGTCAATTTTATTGCAGAGAATAAAGAAATTATTGGTGAGTCTATCGAGATCTGGACTCGGCCATTTGGTGGAATGCCTGCGGAAGAGTGGAAAGTACCGGTAAATAAGCCTGTATGGGGTCCAAGATATCTTGCAGAGCAAATTAAGCGTAAGTTCTACCATAGATTGACAATGCAAGAAAATAGAATGGCTGGTAGCGATGGTATGGGTCAGTATTATGGTACAATGGCCGTTGACACAACAGTACAAAGGCTAGATGCATTGCCAGTAAGTAAGAAAAGATCAGTATTTATGGGCGCGAACACATTCTGATCTTTTAGATAAAACCTATTGTTGCTATAATTTCCCTAAAATTATAGGGAAATTCGAATGAAACAATATGTAAATGATGAAATTGAAAAAAAAAGAGAATATACTAGAAACTATTATTATAAGAATCGGGAAAAAGTCTTAAAGATAAGAGAAGAATATAGAAAGAATAACAAAGAAAAAATATCTCTAAGCGCATCTTTGAGGAGACTTTCCGATCCAAATAGGTTCGAAAAAAACAGAATACACCATCGAAATTGGGCGAGTAATAATAAAGAAAAGATAAGCGAAAAAAACAAAAGATGGCGCGACGAAAATAAAGAAAAAAGAAACGCAAATGCAAAATTGAGATATGCAATCAATTCAGCAAAGATTATGAGACCAAATATATGTTCACAATGTAATGTAGAGTGTAAACCACATGGTCATCATGAAGATTATAACAAACCTTTAAATGTGATATGGTTGTGTCAAGCATGTCATTCAAGAAAATCACCAAGAACGGTTGAGGTGTAGTATCAATATTTTAAGCGACGTCGTCACATATGTTAGAAGAATAATTAAGAGTCCATCGAACGCGCAAGTAACGGATGATCTAATTATAGATTATATCAATCGTTTCTGGATTAACGATGTTGACGCGCGTATACAATTATTTGATCTTAAGACTACATATTCATTTCAGACTGTTCCTGGAGTAGATCGATATAATATGCCATTATACGATCTACAAGTTGAACAAGGTAATCAGGGTATAAATAGTTACCCTGTTTATCAAGGATTCATGGAGCCTTGTTATGTCGATGGTGTTAGTGTGTATTTTGAAACACAAAGAAGAAATTTCTTTAATACATTTCCAAATATCACTCAAACAGCTCCTGTAATGGCTGTAGGAAATGGAAGTCCTGGCCCTTATACATTGACCTTTCCGGTAGCACCATTCAATTCTACACCAATTACAACACCGGTTAATGCAATATTGCGAGGTCACGTTGATGTTAGCGGTATTATAGCTTCAGGGGCAAATCAAGATCCAATTTTTGGAACAGATCTAAATTTCAATATATCAAGCACGAGTATAAGTCCTGCGGTTTATTTCACGACCCAAGATCAATTTAACAATCCTTTAGTTGTGCAGGACTCAGGACAATTTCTGATAGATGGTGTTGGTAATAAACAACCCAATTATGGATTGTTAATGGTTCCAGGGACAGCTCCAAATGGTTATACAGGATTTGGAGGATCATATAGTACCACAAATAATACTGTGAATTATATGACTGGAACAGCTGTTGTGAATTTTCCTGCGGCAGTCGGACAGGGAATGAACATTAACGGTCAATGCCTATTCTTCCAATCAGGACTTCCACGTGGAATATTATTTGAAAACAATACGATCACATTAAGAAATATCCCAGATTCCCAATATCTTATTGAAATGGATTGCTACCTAACTCCAGCAGCATTCCTAACTACAGGACAGGCCGTTCAATTTGGTTATATGTCAGAATATATAGCCCGTGGTGCTGCAAGGAAGATATTGAGTGATACAGGAGATATAGAACAATTTCAGTTTTACGAACCATTATTTAGAGAACAAGAGATATTGGTTTGGAAACGCTCACAAAGACAATTTACAAGTACACGCACCCAAACTATCTATAGCCAAGGAATGCAGCAAGGTTCTACAGGTTATTCTAGTCAGGGTGGAAACGCTTTTTAAGGGATAATATGACAAATTTTACTTACTACGATAATATTCCTAATGCACCAAATGATCCATCTCAAGATCAACCTAAGATGGAAGTAAATACAAATTCAACTGATCTAATATTAGCAGAAGATCATGTATCATTTAATTTGAATAATGGTGGATGGCACAAGTTAATTCATATGATTCCACAGGCCAAAAGTATAGTTGCAAATACAGCGGCAGGTCAATTTTACACTTCTACATCTACAACAAATTTTGGAACGGATAATCAATTATGGTATAAATCAACCTCAACAGCCGCTGGTTCACCTGGTGAACAAATAACAGGTAATAATGCAGCAGCAAATAATGGTTGGGCTTTTTTCTCTGGAATTATTGTTCAATGGGGCTCAGCTTCAGTTGCTGCAGGGATAGCCGGTCAAGATGTAGCTTTCACACCAAATTTTCCAAATAATGCTTTCGTAGTAAATATTACACCACAGACAGTTACAGCTGCGGGTCAATCATATCAAGCGAATATAGTAGATAAAACTAAATTCCATATCACTCAATTTAATAACTCTAATGCCACTAAAAATTTTTATTGGGTAGCGATAGGTAATTAAATGGGACAAAAGCTTGTTGTAGGACCGTTCAATAAAGGACTTCGCAACGATGTCACGCCATTTAATATTGATAATGAATCTTTTCCTAAATTATTGAATGCCTATCAATGGCGTGGTCGAGTCAAAAGAAAACGTGGAACATCACTTCTAGTTATATTGCAAAGATTTTTCAATTCTAATAATCCTTCCTATGGATCAATTGCATCTTTTAATTTAGTTGGTGGAGCAGGTAACCTAATTACAGGTTTTGCATTACAAACTAACGCAAATATCGTTCCAGGTACTTTAAATTTAACGATTGCAGCTGCAACCTATACCGATCCAAATCGTGATGGTACTATATTTAGAAATGCTGTTTTGGATGTTGGTAGCAGTATAAATTATTCCACTGGTGCAATTGTAATAGCAGGTGGAGGAGTAAATGCTGTTTCTGGCACTTTTAATTACTATCCTTCGCTTCCTGTTATGGGATTAGAAGATTTAATTTTAAATTCTACCCAATTCCCAGGAACATTAGGGTTTGATACAAAATATTCTTATAATATTACAACTTCTGTGCCAGCAACAAGTTATGATGTTAGTTTTTATAAAAACCCTCCTACAGGTACACCACCGGGTTATACACAAAAAGCGAATTGGACACCTACAACTTGGAACGGTCAAAATTATCAGCAGTTTTGGTCTACAAATTATGAAAATGCATTTTGGGTAACGAATGGAATTGATGTTCCCTTTACTGGAACAACAATAGGACTGCAGTTCAGATTAATTGAAGCAATTCCTGCTATTTTAGCCCAAGTCGCTCAAATCGTGATTACTAATCATGGATTAGTAGATGGTGATTTTATATTTGTTAATGAAGTGAATGGTATTTCAGGAATAAATTTTCAAACAGGATATATTCCCGCTGGTGGAGTGATAAATGCCAATAGTTTTAATGCAGTATTTCCTCAAGCTACACTAGCTGGTGCTTATATTAATGGTGGTATAGTCCAATATCTAACTAATAGATCAAATGTAAATATTGATTGTATTAGATGGTATGATGGAGATCCTACATTAGGAAACCCACCATCCCCAACATTAACACCAGGTAATGGGTGGGTTAATTTTATGCCACCATTATCAAGTCAGGCATTTTCCATATCAGGTCTACCACCAAAACAATATTACTTAGCTGGGGCAAGAATGATTGTTCCATTTAAGGATAGATTATGCTTTTTTGGACCTGTAGTACAGGCATCAACTGGGGTTCCAATATATTTACAAGATACTGTCATTTATAGTCAAAACGGAACGCCTTATTATACCGCTTCATTTACTGGTGATCCACTATCAGCTACAACAGTTTTTACACCTATATTAGTGCCTACAAATCAAATTGCTTCACCGGTTGCATATGTTGAAGATAGCACCGGATTTGGTGGATTTCAAACTATAGGAATTCAGCAGCCTATTTTAACAGTTTCCCCAAATCAAGACGTTTTGATGGTTGGTTTGGCTACAACCCAAACAAAAATGGTATTTACAGGAAATGATGTTGTTCCTTTCAATTTCTTTATTACAAATTCTGAATTAGGTTCTGCAAGTACATTTTCAGCAATTAATCTAGATCAAGGTGTAATGACTAGAGGAAATAGAGGATTTGTTATTTCTAATCAAGTAGGAACAGAAAGATTTGATCTAGAAATTCCTGATGAAGTTTTCGAGATTAAATTGACAAATAATGGTTCTGAAAGAGTAACGGCACAAAGAGATTTTATTAATGAATGGGTTTATTTTACCTATCCTCTTGCTGAGATAAATTATAACTTCCCTACTCAAACGCTTCAATATAATTATAGAGATAACTCATGGGCTGTTTTCAGAGAAACTTATACAACATATGGTCAATTTAAATTTTCTACTGGAATTACTTGGGCAACAGTTGGTGCAAGTTTACCACAACCCAAATGGTCGTCATGGAATAGTCCATGGAATTCAGGTTCATCTACAGTATTTCAACCAGATATTATTGCTGGAAATCAGCAAGGTTTTGTTTTCATACGAGCTGGTGAAACCGATTTAGGAGGCACAGACGAAGCTAATTCATTAACAATTCAAAGCATTTCCGGAAATGTAATTACATCAATAAATCATTGCTTGAATACAGGCGATTATATAAGTATCCATAATGCTTTGGGAACAGTTGGTTGGGAAATAAATGGTCGAGTTTTTTCTGTAGGAGTAACCACGACAAATACATTTCAATTAAATCCAGCTATAGTAGGTACAGGAACCTATTTTGGTGGTGGACAAATTCAGAGAATGTATGTTCCACTAATTCAAACGAAACAATTTCCTGCTGCTTGGGATATGGGAAGAAAAACAAGAATTGGAGCACAGCAATATCTTCTCACAACAACAGAAGAAGGACAAATTCAATTACAAATATATTTAAATCAAAATGCCGATCTTTCTTATAATTTAGGAAATATTGTTCCAGAACCTGGATCGATAAATAATTCTCTTATTTATAGCACAGTACTTTATACATGTCCTGAGAGTGCAAATATAGGATTGACACCTGCAAATAATAATCTTCAAATGCCCACAGCTATCCAGCAGCAACAAATTTGGCATAGAGTAAATACTTCTTTAATCGGAGATACTATCCAATTAGGATTTACAATGTCGGATACACAAATGCGTACATTAAGTCCGGGCAATACTTTTTCTATTACTGGCGCAACACAAGATAATCCTTGTGTACTTACATGTTTAGGTGGTTTTCCAGCGGGAAGTTTAGTAACTATTAATGGTATATTGGGAATGACTCAATTAAATACAAATACTTATGTTGTATTAGCTTCTGATCTTACAACAGTGACCATTGGAGTTGACTCAATAGGATTTGATGCTTATTTATTAGGTGGGTTTGCAACATTAGTTTCTGCAGAAATTCAATTTGATGAAATCGAATTACATGGATTTAATATGGAGCTGAGTCCTTCTCAGATGTTATCATGAGTTCAAATGTTGTCAATCAAGTATCCTATATACGTACCACAAGGGATTTTCCGACAGAAGCTAAGGAATTGTCTGTTGAGTTAAATAAAGCTTATATTGATATAGCAAATACAGTAAATGCAAGAACGATTGGAATATTTCCTATAAACAGACCTGCAATAACTGGAGAATCATGGTTTATATCCAAAAATCAAAGACAGCAAACCTTAAGACAGGTGTTTCAATTTACAAATTTTAATCCGATATCACATGGTATAAAATTTAATTCTTTGACGACATTTACAAAGATTACTGGTATAGGATTTGATGGAGTGAATTATCTTCCTATTCCATATGTGGATGGGGGAGTACCAACAAATAATTTAGGAATTTTTGTAAGTCCAAATCAAATTATTTTTACTCCTGGTGGTACTAGAGGAAATTTAACGGGATTTATATTGTTAGAATGGTTATCAAACCCATAATATGATAAAATAAAAAAAAACGAGGTGCTTATGTCATCACTCACAGGCAGTATGGGTCCTACAGGTTCAATGAGTTCTTCAGGTCGTACAGGAATGCCAAAAGAAAAGATTCCTAAGGGTTATAAAAAAGGAACTCTTAATAATTTCACTCCAGAGCAGATGCAATTATTTCAACAGATGTTCGGTCAATTAGGCCCTGAAAGTTATCTATCTAAATTAGCGGGTGGCGATGAAGAAACGTTCAATCAGATGGAAGCACCGGCATTGAAACAATTTGCAGGTCTTCAGGGTGGACTCGCATCCAGGTTTAGTGGAATGGGTGGTACTGGTGCTAGAAATAGCTCCGGATTTCAAAATACAGCAAATCAAGCAGCATCAGATTTCGCTCAACAATTACAATCACAGCGTCAAGAGCTTCAACGTGGAGCTATAAGCGATATGATGAATTTTAGTAATCAATTATTGAATCAAAGACCGCAAGAAAACTTCCTTGTTGAAAAACCACAAAAACAGAAACAAGCATTAGGTGGCTGGGGTGGCGCATTAGGTGCTCTAGGCGGTGGTGCAGCTGGTTTCTTTGCCGGAGGACCCGCAGGTGCATTAGCGGGAGCTAAATTAGGTTCATCAGCGTTTGGTGGAATGTAGGAGATATTATGGTACAAATTATACGAGCAAGAGAAAAAGGTCCATCAAGAGGCGAGCAATTAGCGGGTGGCTTTTCTAGATTGGCTCAAGGAACAGTTGAACATTTAGGCAAACTTCAGGATCAAAAATCCGAAGAAGCAAGAATGAAACAAGAAAATGAAGCTATTAAAAACGAATTTGGAATCGATATTTCTTCATATGGCCCTGAAATGCGTCAAAAGGCATTTGCATTAGCAATGCAATCTAGGCAGAATCAACAAGAATATGGCCAGAAACTTGCAGGACAAAGTCAACTTCAACAACAGAAATATGAATTAGATAGAGCAAATAAAGAAGGCCTTTTAGAAAAGAAACTTGGATTTCTAGGTAAAACTCTTGGGGGAGAAAACAATCAAGGTCAACCCCTTCAAGAAATGCAACAGGACGCACAAGAAGGTGGTTTAGATGTATCAAAACTAACCGATGCAGATATAGCTGCCATCTCAGCGATTGATCCTAATATGGCTCGTTCCTTGAATCATGCTAAAGACGTGAAATTACGTGAACAAAGAGAACAAAAGAAATTTGAAGAATCTCAAAGAAGAACTAGCCCTGAATATGTTCGTGAACAGGAACTGACAAAAGATCAAGCAAAAGCCGACACTGCCTATAATACAAAATTGCAAGACTCTACGAAACGCACTGTTCTAAAAAGAGAATCTCTTAATCGATTAAAGCAATTGAATAAGAAAGGTGCCACAGGAAAACCATTTGATAAATTACTTGAAAAAGCTGGGTTAATAGGTCTTACAAGCGATGGTAGAAGAGAATTTGCTGCTGAAGTTAAAAACCAATTTACAGATTTTAAAGATATTGCTGGATCTCAATTAACTGGACAGGAATTCCAAACACTTTCAAACGCATACCCAAGCCCAGATTTTTCGAAGGAAGCCAATGAAGCAATCATTTCCAATCTAGAAATAGTTCAAGATACATTAAATGAAGAACATAAAATCGCTAATCGTATCAAAAAAGCTTATGGTAAAATTCCTCCAGATTTTCAAGGAAAAGTTAATGAACAGCTAGAACAATACGTTCATTCTCGATCTGAAGAAATGAAAAACAATTTGAAAATGATACGTAATGAAGAGCTTGGTATTCCTAAAGGTTATACTTTAATGATTGCCCCTGATGGAGAAGATTTGCAAGTAAAAGAAGAAGAAATTCCTTATTATGAATCTTTAGGAGCTTTACTTCCATGATGCCTCAAGAAGATCCTTTTGCACAAGTTAGGATGAAAAATATCAGAAATCCTGAAAAATTAACTCAACCTGAACCACAACAGGAAGAAGAGAAATCTCAAGAAGATCCTTTTGAATCTGTTAGATTAAAAAACATAAAACCAGAAGAAAGTATTTATGAAAAGGGTCTTAGACATGTTTCTAGGACTGCTTCGCGTGCATTGGAAACTATTATTGGAATGCCAGGTGATTTTAACGACTTAGCAAATACGGTCATACAACCACTTGTAGATAAACTTATACCTTTAAATGAAAAACAAAAAAAATTAAAAGAAGAAGTATCTTTTAAATTACCTACATCCGAAAATTTAAAAGAAAAATCAAATAAATTATCTAAAGGATATCTTCAACCTAAAAACGAAATAGAACAAATGGGTGATGAAGCAACCTCAACTGTGGCTTCTTTTCTAGGTCCAACGAAATTCAGAAAGGCTTTAGGTTTATCTTTAGCTGGTCAAGCTATCAAAGAAGGTTCCAAGAAATTAGGTTTAGGAGAAACTACTAGTAATGCTGCTAAAATGGGCACTATTGCCATGATGTCTATACTTAATCCTGGGGGAATAAAGAAGTTTTGGAAAAATAGATATGATCAAGTAGAAGCATTAACACCAAAAGGAATAAAAGTCGAGGGAAGATTTCTGAAACATAAAACTCAAAATCTTATTGATAAATTGAAGGAAGGTACTGGGGCACCGTCTGAGTTAAAAGTTTTAAATCAAGCTGAAAATGTCCTTAAAAAGATAGATAAAAATGGCAAGGTCGAATTAAGAGATATGATAGCAACTAAAAGAAGTTTAAATGAAATTGCGGGAGATCCCGATGTATATCATAGGGCACAACATCTTTTCCCAAAACTTCAAAAAGCAGTTGACGATGTTATAAAAAGCCATCCTGATAGAAATGCTTTAAAATTATATAGAGAAGCAAATCAAGCTTTTTCTGGTTATCAACAAAGCAAAAAATTATCTAGATTTATAACTAAAAACTTACCGGATAAACCTCTAGCAAAAGCTATAGGAGGCGCTATAGTTGAAGGTTATGCATTAGGACCTGAAGCTGTTATTTCAACTGTCGCGGGTGCTGGTGCGGTAGCTGCCGGAGTTCAGGGAATTGAATTAATTCAAAGAATAATGGCAAATCCTACAACAAGAAAATTCTATTTGGAAATGTTTTCTAAGGGCGCTAAAGAAAACATTCCAGAGATGATTAAATATTATAATCATTTAGAAAGAGAATTGGAAAAATCACCTATGAAGAAAAGTCAAAAACATGGTAAAGCAAATATCCAATAACTCCAGTTCCACAAGCTAATATAAATAAATCAAACATATCACTCCGCCTTCTTGTTTTGTTTATCTTCTAATATGCAAAGCCTTCCATGATGGTCCTTAATGCAATGATGAAGAGCAGATATTTCTTTTCTTATTTCTGTAATTTCTCTACGACATTCTTGTATTCCATTATCCGTGCGATTCATGAAGAATAAACATAATCCCCACGTTCCACCAAATCCACCACCTAATATCCAAAGTAAAACTGTTAATTCCATATCATTTATCCATATTCCAATATTTTTTATTTATCTCAAATTCGATAAGCATTCGGTTAAATTTATCATTATCTTTTTTCAAAAAACCTATCTGTTGCCAAGTAAAAATAAATGCCCAAAATGTCATTATAAAAAAAATGACAAATAGACAAATAATTAAATCTTTCTCCATATTCACTCCTTTATATGTGTTTCCATCGTGTTCTAAGAACTATTTTTGAAATCGTTCCTTGATTCAATTTAAATTGTCTCGCTATTTCACAATTCTTTTTTCCATTATCATGCATTTTTCTAATTTCTCGTACCATTTCCTCGGTTAAATTACACATTGGGTTATTAATTCCAGATTCAAAATTATTTCCAGATCTAGCTTTCTTTTCTCTATCTTGCGAATTGTCACTAGGAGTTCCTAAGAAAAGATGCTTTAAATTAAAACATTTAGTGTTGTCGCATTTATGCAAGACCCATAATTCTTTAGGAATTTCTCCATATGTCAAAAAATAAATCAAACGGTGTACTTTCCAGGATTTTCTTTTATTTTTTTCAGGAGTATAAGATGCAATTCCATAACCATCTTTATCACATCCTCCAGTCCATTCAAAGCAATTATTCTTTGTAAATTTACCTCTTTTCAAAATTTCAAAAAGACGTTGTTGATCATATGTTAATAACATTTATTGATTGTTCCTTTGCAATTTTAGTCACTACACTTTCCCATTCAATCATTGCTAATTTATGGATTTCAGAGGTAGGAATACGCCAACTAGATTTAATGCTATTTCCAACTCGGAATGCATTAATATAACCAGTTTTTATTGCTTTCCTAATGGTATTTGGATGTACTCGTAGTCTTTTAGCAAAATCTTTGATGGATAAATATGCGTTATCTTCTTCTTTCATATTACTCCTTTTTCATAAACTATAACATAAGTGTCAATGTATAGCAATGAATATTAATAATTAAAATAATTTATTGACAATGATTTGAGGATAACGTACTTTTAAAATAAAAAGTTTACATTCTCTACAAAGGATTACATATGCCTCTCTGCTATGGTATCGGCGGCCTTATATCAGTTCCACAAGGTGCAGTCTCAGGTGTTGGAGCTCCAGCAGCTTCATTCATGGGATCGCTTGGTCAACAATATTTTGATAATTCAACATCACCACCAACAGAATATATATTTAATGGACAAACATGGGTAACTGGTGGAGATAATCCAGCCTCAACTTCTGTATTTGGTAGCGTTAAATTATCTACTTTAGCTCAATTAGAAGGTGGTACAGCTCCTTCTGGATCAGTAGTTCCATTAGCAAATGATGTTTTCACATATGTACAAAGTATTGTTTTAGCTGGAGCAAATATAGCTCAAACAACTGTTACAGGTATTACAAATCTTGCTACAGATGCCCAAGCAGTAGCTGGAACAGCAACAGTTCCAGGAGTTACAGCTTTAGCAGTTCAACCATCTAACCTAGCCGCAGTTTTTGCCTCTCCTCCGACAATTGGTGGAACATCAGCTGGAGCGGCTACATTTACTACATTAGGATTTACAACTGCTACAGGAACAGCTGGTGGAACTTGGGCGACAGGTGGAACAGCAATTAGTATTGGTGCTGATGCTACAACTGATACAATTAATATTGGTACTGGAGCTGCTGCAAGATCAATCCATATCGGCGATTCTACACAAGCAAACCTAGTTACCGTCGGATCTGCAACAGGTGCAGCGGCTTTAACATTAAAAGCAGGTACAGGGAATTTCGTTCTTACTACTGCTGCAACAACAAACGTTACAATGGGAGCTGCACAAACAAGCGGTACATTTACAATCGGTGGTACTGCTGCAACAGGAACAATGACTCTAGGATCATCTTCAGGAACTAATACTCTAGTTATTGCCGGTGGTTCAGGTGCTACAACTCTACAATTAGCTAACGTACAGACTGCTGGTAGTATTGCTGCTGGTGCTGGTATGACAACTGGTACTATTACAATAGGTGGTACTGCACAGACAGGAACCATGACTATTGGTAGTTCTTCTGGTACCAATTCACTTCTAATTGCTAACGGTTCGGGCGCTACTACTTTAAACTTAGCCAACGTTCAAACAGCTGGTGCGGTAAACGTTGGTGCGGGTATGACTACTGGTACAATCACTGTTGGTGGTACTGCTCAAACAGGAACCATGACTCTTGGTTCTTCATCAGGTACAAATAGTCTTCTTATAGCAAATGGTTCTGGAGCAACCACAGTAAATATTGCAAACGTTCAAGTTGCTGGTGCTGTAAATATTGGTGCTGCAATGACAACAGGTACTATTACAGTCGGTGGTACAGGACTTCAAACAGGAACAGTCGCAATTGCCCCAGGAACAGGCGCTCAGACTATCACGATTGGTCATGGTGGTACAGGTGCTAAGACGATTCAAATTGGTGATGGCGCTTCTGCAAACGTTATTACAATCGGTACAAATAATAGTACTGCAAGTTTATCAATGCTTGTTGGTACAGGTAACTTCAGTCTTGATGGTAACGCAGCATCAATATATGCAGTTGGCGCAAGTACTACTACAGGTACAATCACTATTGGGGGAACAGCTCAAACAGGTAATATTATCCTTGGTTCATCATCTGGAACTAATACTGTTGCCATTGCTAATGGTGCTGGTGCTGGTACAGTTAATATCGCTGCGGTCCAAGTTGCTGGTGCGATTAACCTAGGTACAGCAATGACAACTGGTACTGTAACCGTTGGTGGTACAGGTGCTCAAACTGGTACTATAGCTATCGGTCCTGGTACAGGTGCTCAAACAATAAACATTGGACATAGTACTGGTGGTAAGACCATTAACATTGGTGATGGTGCAGGTGCTAACGTTGTTACAATAGGTTCCGTAACAGGAGCATCTGGAATAGCTCAATTAGTCGGAACAGGTAACTTCTCACTTGATGGCGCTGCAACTTCTATTTATACCTTTGCACCTTCAACAACTTCCGGAACAATCAACTTCGGAGGTACTGGAGCAAACACAGGTACTATCACAATAGCCGGTGGTACAGGTGCTCAGACTATTAACATTGCTAACTCAACCGGTGGTAAGACAATCAACATCGGTGCGGGTGCTTCAGCTAATACAATTGCAATCGGTAACGGTGCTGCGGTCAACACAGTTGCTCTAGGTTCTGGTAACTCAACATCTACTACAACCATTAGTGGTGGTACGGGTGCAACTCACGGGGTACAAATCTCAACGGGACCTCTAGTAATTGCATCCTCTGGACAATTCCTAGCCATAAAGGGTGGTGCTGTTACTGACTTTAGAGGTACTGGAGTTCTTACTGCGGGAACCCAGACTATTAATAATACAAATATTGCCACCGGCGATATGATCTTCATAACAAGAACTGCTGTGAATGCTTCTACGACTTTAGGGGAATTTACTTATACTATCTCTAACGGTGCTAGCTTTACGGTCACGAGTGTCATAGTCGGAACGCCTGGATCGACTCAGACCGGCGATGTATCAAGCTACGGATATTTCATCGTTCGTCCTGTATAAAGGTGTTCCAATTAATTACTTCTTAGGTTATAGTTTTTATAACCTAGGAGGTTTTATGAATGATTTAACTTGCGTAACATGTGGTAAAAATTTTCCTTTTTACCAAAATAAAGGAAGATCAATTCCAAGATTTTGTAGTCATGAGTGTAGAGGACATACAGGTTTTACACCTGGGGGAAAATTTAGATTAGATAATGCAACACCAGAAGAAAAATTTGAAAGATTAAAAAAAAGTTTCGAAAAAAACGTTATTAGGAAAGAAGGTTGTTGGGATTGGAAAGGCTCTATTGCTAAGGGCGGTTATCCTGTAATGACTTGCAGGAAGCAGATTGGTCCAGACCGAGGACATAGGGCTTCATGGGTAATTCATAAAGGTGCAATCCCTGAAGGAATGTACGTTTGTCATACATGCGACAACCCTATTTGTACTAATCCTGAACATCTTTGGATTGGAACACATAAAGAAAATAATGATGATAAAGTAAGAAAATGCAGGCAATCAAAATTACCTCCTCCTTATAAAAGGGGATCTGAAAATGGATCTGCAAAATTATCTGATTATCAGGTAAAAGAGATAAAAAAATTAATTGAAAAAGGCTTGACAAGTCGTGATATTGGCAAGCAATATGGTGTTTCTAAGACAACAATTCTTAGAATTAAACGCGGTGAAAACTGGAAACACATAGAGGTTTGAATGCTAAAGAATATCGTAAAGTTAGAACACACAGTAAATGACAAAGTATTTCAATTGATCTGCGATAACGATTCGCCTTTAGAATGCCTTAAAGAAGCATTATTTCAATTCCAAAAATACGTAGGCCAAATAGAAGATAATGTTAGATTGCAGCAAGAAAAAGCTAAAGCAGAAGCCGAAGCTAAGTCTTCCGAAGAAACAAAAATAGAACCAATACAGGCTTAAGATGAGCTATACAAATAGAATTGCTTGGGAAACGTTAAGGACAATAGATTCTTCTACGTTAAATAATACTTACCAGGCTGTAGGAACTCCATTAAAATTTCCTTCTTATATTTTAAAGCTAGTGAATAATTCTACGGTTCTTGTGACTATATCTATAGATGCAATAAATGATATGGATGTGGCTCCTGCAAATTCTTTTTGGTTATATGATGAAGGAAAAGTAGGAATAAATTCTCAGTTTCCTTCAATGCCAGCTGGAACACAAATTTATGTCAAAGGCTCAGCAGCGGGGACAGGTTTAATATATCTCGTATCGCAATATGTTATACAATCATAGGTTTAATAGTGAGTCAGGCGGGAACTGTTAATTCTTCCGGTGGTGGAGGCGGTGGTACAATAACATTTGTAACAGATGCAGGAACCGCTACGACAAATGCAGGAACCGTCGCCGTTAATGGCGCTGGTGGCGCTGTCACATCTGCTCCAGGAAATGCTCACCAAATAGTTATAACAGCTCCAGCAGTGGCAGGATTGCTTTCAAATACTGTAACGGTTACAGCAGCACAAATAAAGAATTTATCTAATGTACCTAAGGCATTACTTCCAGCCCCACCTGCAGGGCAAGTATATATTATATGGTATAGCGTGGCAGAGTATTTATTTGGTACTATTCCTTTTGATATGAGTTCCACTGCATTAAGTGTTTATTATGATGCTGCATTGACTGTAGGTGGAACCTCAGGAAATTTCGGAATGTTAGGACAATCTGCCAATTATTTTGTAACATTTCCGCAAACTTGGTCTTTTTCTTTGCATGAAGTTAGCCAAGCTAATTGGTTAACCTATCAATTTTATTTAGCGAATCCTGGTGGAATTGACCCACCGACAGGGGATGGATCAATGAAAATAACCACCTATTACACCCTTTTAACGGTACCATTCTAGGATACTTATGAGCCAAGCCGGTTTAAACAATACTTCTCAAGGCCCTGTACCTCCTAGTGTACCTACAGTGTTCCAAACCGATGATGGTGCTCAAGTAGTACCATTGGCTAATAAATTAATTGTAGCAGGTGGTATTGGAGCAGCAACAACAGGTAATGTAGGAACAGGGACAGTTACTGTTACAGTTACAAATGAGGGTTTTGCTTGGTCCGAAAAGAATGCCGACTTTTCAATACAAGTCGGAAATGGTTACTTTTGTAATGCTGCATTAACGGCTACTTTACCTTTTGTTCCTGCTCCTACTATTGGAAATTCTTGTATTATCTATGTTGATACAGCTTCACCAGTAGTTGTTTTGGCACCTCTAGGTCAATTTATTCAAGTTAGCAATCAACTTTCATCTTCTGGTGGAAGTGCGACTAGCACTGCATTAGGTTCAATTCTTGATTTAGTTTTTAAGCCATCAGATAATACCTGGCATGACCTATCAGGAATAGGAACATGGACAATTGTGTAAAAATATATTAAATGGGATAAAAAATGTCTAGACCAGCTAATGCCTTAAATATATCTCAAGCGGGATTAGTAGCTTTCGATGGTGTATCAATTTTCACTGGTAGCGTGATTACAAATAATAACGTGCTTGTTGGAGGAGCCTCAAATTCAGTTACAAGTATAGCTCCAAGTGCAACTTTAGGTTTAGCGTTAATATCAAATGGTGCTTCCAGTAATCCTTCTTTTGGAACTGTTTCACCTTCTGGTGGCGGTACAGGTGTAAATACATTAACAAATCATGGAGTTTTAATAGGTCAAGGCACAAGTCCAGTGACTGCAACCGCAGCTGGAAGTTCTGGCCAAGTCTTGCAATCGGGTGGTGCTTCAGCTAATCCTACATATTCAACAGCTACATTTCCTTCCACAGCGACTGGAACCGGTACTTTATTACGTGCTGATGGTACAAACTGGGTTGCTACAACATCCACCTATCCTAATACAAATGCGATTAATACATTATTATATGCATCATCGGCAAACGTGATGTCAGCTTTGGCCACTGCAAATAATGGTATATTAAATACTTCTAGCTCTGGTGTGCCTTCTATAACAGCATCCCCAGCCATTGGTGTAAATAGCGGAGCTACAACTGTTACAATTGGATCTAACAGCCAAACTGCATTAGCACTTGATAATGGAGTTGCTCATGGAACAATACCTTTAATTGATTTATATCATGATGCTGCGACTGTTGCGACAGATTATGCCTATGAACTTGATTTTAACGCTCAAAACTCTACACCGGCTAAAAAAACATTTGCATCAATACAGGCACAAGTATCTGTAAATACCGCATCTTCAGAAATGGGAACATTTTTAGTAAATACAATCAATGCGGGAAGTTCCCAAATTAACATTCAGGTTGGTAATAATCTTGGACAATATAGAGGAACGGCTACCAATACAGCCCCACCAGCTGGTTTTATTGGTGAACAAATTAGATCAGCAGTCGTTCAAGGATCTGCCGTTTCCTCTGCTAATACAGCAACAACAAATATAACTAGTATATCTCTTACAGCAGGTATTTGGGATGTTAGCGGTTTAATTGGTTGGACCAATGGAGCACTAACAGGAACATTATTATATGGAAGTATTGTAACTACAACAGGAACTAATGGAACGGCTGGAGATAATTTAGTTTTCTCACCTCCTTTACAAACAGCGTCTGCCGATGTTTTTGGAGTTATACCTGCATATAGATTAACATTAAGTGCTGCTACTACAACTGTATATCTTACAGGTGGAGGAAATTATACAGTTGGAACTTTAAAATTATATGGTAGGATTTCTGCGACTCGCGTAGGTTAATCCTGAGCGTAATATTTCCAATAAATATCGCCATAACCATGTAATTTCCCTTGAATGTATGCTCCCTTCGAGCCTTTTTTCTCTTCCTTATCTAGAGCAGAATATTCCATGCAGCAATTATTTAAATTAATTTCTATATATTCTTTTTCAGTAATTGGTATGTATGGTATATATGAATTTAACATATACTCTCCTTAGTATGTGAGCCCCTGAGCGCATTCAGGGGCACGTTTTAAAGGCGGCATCCGTACCGCCATTTCATGAACCGACAGGAAGTTAACATGCCACACAAAAAAGATAAAGCAGAAAAAAAGATCTCAAAAGTAATGGGAGAATTCAAACATGGCAAGCTTCATAGTGGCTCTAAAAAGGGCCCTAAGGTTACAAGCAAACCCCAAGCAGTCGCAATTGCCCTCTCAGAATCTCGTAAAGCCAAAGGAAAATAATATGTTAGACGCTTTATTTGCTCTCATCAATGCCAAAGCAGGCATCGGACATATGTCAGGTATTTTAAGTCTTATGGAAGATTTAATTGAAAAATTTAGCTCAGAATATATGGTAGATGGTAATTCAAGGGATGCGGCTATAGATGCAGCCATAGCAATATTACAAGCACATAAATCAACATCACAAAAGAAGTAGGATATATGAAAAAGAAAGAAGAAAAGCATGAAAAGAAAGATGAGAAGATGAAAAAAGAACACAAAAAAGAGCATGAGAAAAAGAAAAAGTAGTATCTTGATGTAAAGCCGTTTTACATTGGAGGTGTTATGCAGATTCCAAACGACGAATCAGACACAGTAATGTTCGGCATTGCCTGCGTAGTGCTAGGCATGCTAATCGTGATTATTGTGGGTGGTTTGTGGCTTATGTAGCTTAAATTTAGTAAATAGATTAGATATACTTTACTTGAGGAAAACATGAAACTTATACAGATTGCTATGCTTAGCTTACTTTCTTCCTGTGCCGGAATGGATTCCTTTTTTAAGGATGCCGACGATGTTTTAACGAATAATGTGATTGAAGTGAATGTAGATAAAGAAGCTTTTGTAAACGATGATGTCGATGTGCATGTATCTGTCGATGTATTAAATAAAGATCCAAAAGCATCAGCACCAGCGAAATAGGTAAACAATGTCACCATTAGGTAATCGATTACTTGTAAAAATATATGTCAAAGAAAATATCAAAGGTAGTTTACTTCTTCTTAAATCTGATGAGAAGGTAAAGACCGGATATGTTAAAGCAAGTGGTCCAGGGAGATTATCCAAAGAAGGTTATGTTATGCCTATGGAAGTAGCAATAAATGATAAAGTGATATTCCCGATGTATGCAGGAACACCCGTCACTGTAGATGATACAAATGACGAGTATTTGATTATCTCTGAAGATGAGATTTTGGCTGTTTTGGAAGATTGATTACTTACCTTCCGCTAGTTGATTGATCTTCCATGTGTTAAAATTCTCCTGAAACTTCTCGAACTTCTCTATACAATTATGTATAAGCTGAACTTTTGTCTTTTGCTTGTATGTGTCAGCAAGCATATCAATGTATTGAATAATCATTGCATGATCCTCTCTTGGGCATAGTTCTAATAATTTAGGCATTGGATCTATCTCAATTTCAGGTATTGGTGCATCGTCTTTCAATCCTGTATCGATTATATCCACTTCAGCAAGACTAATTTCACCCTCAATATAGCTTGTTCCTATAACGTCAGCAAATAATCTCCTAGCTAATCTACTCAAAGCTCTACTATAAAGCATATCTTCTGTATATTTTTTCCAAACATCTCTAGAAGATAATCCTGCTTTCGCAGCATCTTCAATCGTAAATTGAGCCTTAAAAGTATCGCCATTATCTTTACGCTTTCCTTCAAGGACACATACTTTAGAATCACATTGAATAATGTTTATATTATGACCAGCACGACGAATCATTGAACACATAAGCCTTGCTGATATTTCTACTTTTCCTTGTATGTTATGAATACCACCATTTAAAGCTTGCATAGGAGGAATTCCTAGTTCTCTAGCAGTCATAAGAACCATTAATATTTTCTGTTGACTTCCAACACCAGCATATAAACCAGATTTAGAAGCATTATCAGCAATCATCTGCAAGACTTGAAAATCTGAATTAGATGGCATTAAAGAGGGTAAATTTTCTGTCATAAAAATCCTTGTGTTAAATCGTGTTGGTTAATAGTATCAAGGATGTCTCATCAAATGGATAATCACGCATGGATTGGGGAATCCTGGTCGGCATGACTTTCATAGATAGACTCCTATTGTTTTGGTTAATGTTCTTGGGCCGGGAGTTGTTACCCGGCCTTTTTTATAAATCCTCGATGTTAATTTCTTCTTTCCCATTTTTAAAGCTGTGACGGTATACGTCTAGGTATGCCTTGAATAAGGAAAAATCGTATTCATATTCATAAATTTCAGGGTATAATCCGTTCTTATCAAGCTTTATGAATATACATCCATGAATTTCATATCCTTTCAAATTAGCTAAATATCTATAAGCAGTTGCCTGAAGGGACCACATTTTACTTTCTTTTGCAGAAGTTTTAAAATCCACAATCCAACCAGGATCTAAAGGGTGAACATTAGGAGGAATATAACAATCAATTTCCCCGGTAATCATAAGCTCATCGCAATAGAAACGAGGAGGGGCAGGCAATAACTTCTTATCCGCAGCCCATAGTTTGAAGGAATTAATATAACCTTGGTGTTCTGGTTCTGAGAAGTCTCCAAGGTTTTTAATGATGCCATCAATTGCGTTGTGCACAGCTGAGCCTCTTGCACAAGCGTTGGCTAATACTTCTGGCGGGATCTTATCCATACCAGAAGCAAAGGACAAAACTGAAGTTACTCTATCGAAGCCTTCACGGATAATTTCACTCACGCTACACCAACTTTGCTATATGTAGCCTTACAAGCCAAACATATGCATGTCGACTTATACACAATCAATACCTTGCATCCGCAGTTATTGCATGCTGTCATACGTAACCTCACCAATTCTATCTTCAACTTCTTTCAAGTAAAGCTCTTTAAAACAAGCATAATCGCCCTTAATAGCTAATAAATCCAATAGACTTAAACCTAAGCCATCTGCTAATCTTACTGCGCTACAATCTTCCTCGAAAAAAGAGTTAGCCAATAATACAATAAAATCGTCCACATACTTGGGATGCATAACTTTACCTACAACCCATCTAACGTCTTGTGCGTAATTATGCATCTCATTTTCAATCAACTCTTGTTGATGATCTTCTGAGTAATCTGGTTCATCTCTCATAACATGTACTCCTGCATTGATTTAAGGTCATTCGCCATTCTATACATTTCCCAGCTATATCTTTCAAGCTGTAATGCAATCTTGTCGCACAAACGTTTATCTTCGTTCGCTACTTCATCAAGCCTCTTACATAAGAGATTCGATGTTTCTATTAATTCTTCTATGGCTGTCATATTCCTCCTTGACATTAATTGCTTTCATAGAATTTAATGTATCCGATATGTGAATTTAACGCAAGAAATAATTAAAAGTAAGGAAAAAAATATGGATTTAGCTCAGTACATAAAAGAAAAAGGCATAAAAAAAGGATTTTTCGCCAAAGCAGTTGGAATCGATCCTCTAACATTAAACAACATTATTAATGGAAAAGCCTTCACAATAGTAACTGCAATGGCAATTGAAGATTATACAAAAGGAGAAGTGAGTGTCATGGATTTGATTAATAATTATAAGGAAAAACCTTCCACTCTGAAGAAAAAGAAAGAAGCCAAATTGTCTTGAAAATAAGTCTTAAAAGAACTATTCAAGACTAATGCAAAAAATGAGGACCATCTCTTTGCCGGAGCTGGCCCTCGGGGATAATGTAGAACCACATTGTCATAACTTATATGTCATTCGTGTTTTTTTATCTACATTTCCTTAAATTAAAATAATTACTTTACAAGGAAATTATGTATGAAAGATGGCCACGAAAAGCTCGTTTTCCCTCCTACAATGTACTGGGAGCAGGTTTGTAAGAACTGCCCAAAAGCTGCAACAGACTATATAACTTTATGGAGACTTCCCCAAAAAAAGAATAGAATTTTCATTCCTTTTGACAAAGTCAGAGAAGTTTTCTGTAATTCTCGTCAATCTTTTTCTCATAATTTGCTTTCATTAGTCAAAGAAGGTTTAGTTAGCTCACACCCATGTGAACAAGGGTTTTTGATTGAGCTAGTAAATTGGGATTACGACGATAACACTCTCACACCATGACTACAATCGGATATTGTCCTAAATGCTTTGATCGTATTTATCATCAAAATGAATCTACATACTTTAATCTATTATCCTTGATTAGTATGTATGTTGGATTGGGATGTAAACCTATTGCCATTGCAGATTATGCTATAGGAGATTTTTCGGAAGAATTCCGAATACTAGAAGAACAAGGATTTATCTTAACGCACGAAGACAAAAAAGGCATTTTAATCAAGCCATTAGGACTACAAATTGAAGAAGATAACCTTCATTGGTTTTGCCTAAAAAATCACTTACAAGATGATGAGAGAGAATGAAGATGACATTAATAACGCAAATTGATAGAGTGCTAAATGAAAAAGGCCAGCATCGCAAAATGCCAGCCTTTTCTTGCTGTCCTGGAAGACAACTATGTCGAAGTGATAGTCACATAGTAGCGCCTCCGGGAATTAACGTCAATTCTCTTTTGAGGTGCTATGTCTAAAATTCCTTATCGATTTATACCAATTCCTGAAGAATTTTTAAGTGATGATTTCATTAATGACCCTGCTATGATGAAAATGATTAGATTCATCATGAAAAGAATTTCACCTAACCACAAAAAAATTCCTTTAAAAAATAAATCTACAATTCTTGAACTTGCTCCATATGAATTTATGTTCGGAAGAGATATGTGTTCCCAGGAAACAGGATTATCACATCGAACTATAAGGACCAGCATAAAACAACTAATTGGTCTAATCTTTATCAAAAAGGTGACCAGCAAGTCGACCAGCACTTTTACTGTTTTCACACTAGTCACAAGTACTTTTAATAAAAATAGCGACCAGCACTTCGACCAGCAAAGCGACCAGCACCCCGACCAGCACCCCGACCACAAACTAGATATAAGAAGTAAGAATAAAGAAACTACTACCCCCACCCCTTCTTTTCAAAATGAGGATGAGGAGGTGGCTTTTGGATTATTGTTAGAAAAATGCGAGTATAAAAAATTTAAGTTCTCTCCGTACAAACTCAAATCTTATTATATTGAAAATGCTCCTGCACTTTGTAATGTCCTAACTAATCTTCTTGATCAAAAAGACATTTCATGGATGAAAACTCCAGATTTATGGTTAGACAAGCATTTCAAAATTGAAATAGAAAATATTAAAATCAAACAAAAATCTAAGGTAAAAAATGCAAAAACCTCTCCCAATTAATGAAAGACTTGAAGTCCTAGTTCTTGCTTCATGTTTTCAAAGCTTTGATGCTGCAAATGAATGCTTAACGAAATTAGATAGCTCGGATTTCTTTAATCCAAAACATCAAATACTTTTTAAGGCTTTTCAGTTGATTGTGCAAGAAGATCGAGCTATTGAAACTTTTCCAATTTTACATTTTCTTGATCAGCATAAACTTACAAAAGAACTTCCAAAAGAATATGTTTTTGTGGTGGAATCTACTGGTTGGTCTGGAATGCCATATGAAGAATTCATAGAACAATTAAAAAAAGTTACATTTCTTAGAAAATCCGTTTATGCAGCACAGGAATTAATTGTTTCGGCATGCAAAGATGACGCTGAACCAGAGAAAATTCTATTCTCCCATCAAGAAAAATTGATTCAATGTCAAGGTTTAACCTCCTCTACTTCTTATTCTGCCAGGGATTTGATGGAAAAATTTTCCAAACAAGGTTCTTTTATGAAAGATCTTGAATGGAGAATTAAAAGATTTTCAGAAGGATTGCCAACTTTTGAAGGTGTGTCAACAGGATTTTCAAAATTAGATAAATGTATTGGAGCTTTTCAAAATAGTTGTATTTATTACATTGGTGCCCGTACATCTATGGGTAAGACCACTTTTATTATAAATCTATTTAGAAATATGATGTTTAAATATAAAATTGGTTTCTTTTCCCTTGAAATGCCCGCCGATAAAATAATGGCAAAGCTTGTATGCATGCATATCGGGGTTAAATATGCACGTTATGAAGAAGGAAATTTAAGTTCAGAAGAATGGGAAAGGTTTGCTTCGGTCTATCCTTCAATGTGCAATATTCCTTTTTACCCTGATGATCAAGGAGGTTTATCAATTGAAAAACTTTGTGCTCGCGCAAGAAGGTGGAAATTTGCATACAACATCGATGTGCTTTTTATTGATCATTTATCTCAGATTTCTACTCAAAATAAACATCCAAATATGCATTCCAAAATTAGTGAAATATCAAAAGCTTTACAGGCATTAGCTAAAGATTTGAAAATTCCTGTTGTTTGTCTTTGTCAGCTAAATCGTGAAGTAACTGGAAGAGCAAATAACCGACCTCAACTTTCTGATTTTAGAGAATCTGGTTCAATTGAAGAAGATGCAGATGCATGTATATTACTTCATAGACCAGAATATTATGACAAAAATGATAGCCCTGGACAAATTCATGTCATAGTCGCTAAAAATAGAATTTTAGGTGACGTTAGAACTATACCTTTTACTTGTAATTACGCTGAATCGGATCGCTATTTTGAAGCTATACCAGTTGAATCAATGTTGCCAGTTCAAGAGGGATTTGAACAATTTTTACCAAAATCTTATAAGGAGAATTAAAATGATTACCGAAGAAGCTTATTCCTGGAAAACTATGCAAGATCTGTGGCCTTGGATGATGAAGGATCTTTATGAAAATATAAAAAAAAATCGTCTTCTATCTCCCGACGAAGAAATCTCATATCAAGAAGCATTGAAGTCATATTATGAATTATACAATGAAAATGGAGTTTTGAAGGCTAATCAAAGATTTAAAGATAATGGTGAGCAATATATCCTCAAAAAACGAATTAAGGAAGATTAACGGATAAGTTAAAAAAGCTATGGATGAATCTTTTGAAAGACCCTCAAATTCGCAAGGAAATATATCAAGGTTGCGTTAAAATACAAAAAGACATAGCAAAGTACGAATATGATCAAAAACGCAAGGAAAGGCCTTTAAAAGAAGAAAAGGAAAATCAATGAATAATTATACACTATTTGCACTATGGATTTTATCTTTAGCCTTTTTTTCAAGGTGGGGATATAACCTTGGTTATATGAAAGGGTTCAATTTTGGAAGTGATATGGTTTTGGATATGATAAAGGAAAAATTTACTATCAAAAAAGGTAAATGAATGAATCAAAATGACAATCACCATGATGATCATAATAATCGTCAAGAATGTTCCATTTGTTCTTATTTTGAAGGAGATATGAATGAAAATTACTTTGATTTTGCCCAACGAATGGGCACTTTATACGTCTGTTTAGCTTGTCAAAAAGAAGCAGAGGATGGGGAATGCCATATGTCCAGTGAAGTGAAAAAAGTGATAGAAATGCTTGCAAATGATTTTAACGATAAAGAGCTACAAAACCTAAATGGACTAGGTGAATATTTAGAAAAAGATGAAAACGAAATCTATGAAGCTTTTAGGAAATCATACTACGAGGAATCATGCCAAGACCCGCAATAATCCGCTTCGAATGCCCGAACTGCAAATCGCTTGATGCTCATTGGGAACATCGAATGGATGAATGGGTTTGTCCATATTGTAAATTTAAACACAAAAAGGATAAAAAATGAGTAATTGGAGAAAAATTGGTTTAAGTATTTTCGATATCGATCTTATTTCATATTTCGACATTGGAAGATATGATGATTATCTTAATCAAAAACCTGAATTAAAAAATAAATATATTATTAAATTTGAACAAAAAAATGAAAAAAATGGCGCATTCACTGAGGTGAATTTCGAAACACAACAAGAAGCAATGGAATATTTAATCAAAGCACTAAGAGAGGACATATGCCCCTAGAAATACAAAACTACAAACCAGTTGGTAAGGGTTGCTTAATAGCTACTTGCGATATCAAATTACCTCTATGGGGTAATTTCATGATCTACGGGATCACCATATGGGAAAAGGACAACAAACGATGGATCTCATTCCCATCAAAGGAATATGAAAAGGAAGGCCAAAAGAAATACTTCCAGCATTGTCGATTTGAAAATGAAAACATGACCGAAGCATTTCGCAAGGAATTCTTTAAGGAACTCGAGAAATATCAAAAAGCAAATAACCCAAGTGTCTTTGATATGCCCGAAAAACAAACACCAAATCCCAAAAGTTCCCCCGATTTTCCTACATCGATCAAAGGTCAAGCTAAACCATCCAATGATGATGAATGCCCTTTTTGACACAAATATGTAGCAACTTTAACATGACACAAATTTGGTACAAAATGAATAAAATAATCAACTGGAGACTGCCAATAAGGCTAGTCTCCGAAGCTAACAATACCGACCACTGGACGAAGAAAAGAAAGCGATTCCGCGCGCAACATGATTGGATCAATATGCGTTATCGACTAGACGGTTGTCCGGAAATTCCGGTTAACTGCATCGTTGTACTTACTCGCATTGCTCCAAGAATGCTTGATGCAGAAGAAAATCTTCCCATGTGTTTCAAGCATATAAAGGATTATTTAGCTGTGCTTATTTATCCTGAAAAAGAAGTTAATGTAAGCTATATCAAGAAAACAAAGGGTAATAATCATAAACTCGTTTCTTACAAATCTCCAGGGCGCGCCGACGATACGAAAACAATCGAATGGAATTACAAGCAAGAAAAAGGAGAGCCTAAAGAATATGCTGTAAAGATTGAGATTTACACAGACCACGTTCAATAGCTTGCAATCGAGAATCAATATCCATCACAAGTTTATAAACTTCTCCATGCTTAGCAAATAATGCTTTACGAACCTTCTCAGTCGATTGATGAATACCGCGAATCTTGTCACGCATATCCTTCATCTCGCTCTGCTCTGGACTCTCAAAAAAATCAAGCTGGATCATCTATTACCTTACGCTTAAATACATTTCGCATTTCTTTTAAATACTCATCAAATAACTCTTCCGTAAATCCCTCATCCCTCATTGTCTCGCATATACATACAGCAAATAAGCTTATCACCTGATCGGTATCTAATCCCTCAGCCTTTATATATTTATTGATCATGTAGATCAATCGCTTATACTTATTGCTTTGATTCACGTTCAGCCTTAACCTTTTCCATTATTTCATCAGCATTTCTATTTATATATTCGTGTAAATCCTTTTTAAATCCTTCATATTCATTCACCATTTTTTGCATTAATCGGTTAAATTGATCTAGATTCAAATCAGCGGCAATACAGGATTTTATCAAACTATCACTCATGGCGGTAAGTAAAATTTCCGCATTGGGTCTAACCGTTTTAATAACAATGCCAATTTTAAAAACTAATTCTCTGACTTTTTCATAGTCTTGCTCATCTTCATTCATTTCTCAATCCTTTTAAACTCATTGTCTATAGCCTTAATCACCCAAGATGTCATAGTTTTCTTTTGGTCTAATGCCGATTGCTTAACTCTTTGTCTAAAATCTTCCGGCACTTGTATGATTATCCATACCTTCTTCATGTCTTTATCTCCATATAAAATAATAATCTTATAGACTTATATTTATTAGTCAAGTAAAATATTCTCAAAAATCTCCCTTAAGATTAATCTGAATTAAAAACGGGGGATGTATGGCTAAAAATTATATACAGAACTTTTTGAGAGAAAAAAAGCCAAAGAAAAAAGGAAAGGACTTTAAGCATCCTTGGGGAGCCGTCCAACCCAAAGGAGTGCAAAGATCATGACTATTCCTCAATTGAGTTTTTGTGAACGTTGGTTTGGTTGTGCATGTAACTGTAGTTGCAATGATGAAGAAGAACCCCCCACTCCAAATACCGTTCAAAAGATTCCAAGGCCTGGCACTCCATCTCATGCGGATGGTATTGAAGCAGCTAACAAATTTAACAAAAAAATGCGTGAAAAAAGACACCAGAAGTTAGCCTCAACTGATATGACAACATTAGATAGCGTAATGAAAATGACAGAAGAACAATACCGAAAATATGTTTCAGATAGATCCCCAAATCAACAACCTAATTCAGCACCAACAGAATTACAACCTACTTCACGAGTACACAAAGAGGATCCATGAGTATCGAAATCGCTAAAACATGCTGGATGTGCAATGAGATTCAAGAATTTATGTTCTGCACAATGAAAGCACCAAACGGACAAACAACCCTTGAGATATGCTCAAACAAATGTTTCTTAACATACAAACTAGCTAAAGAAAGAGCAGATAAATTTAATTTAGCAGTTATGATGTCTCCACCAGTTGCAAAAATGAGTACAATAGCTAAGGTAAAGCCTCTGGATATAGCTATGAAAAGCCTACAGATCAATAGCAAGAAAGATGATAAGAAAAAAGACACTAAATAAGGATTTATTCAATGGACAAATTAATTAAGAAAGTGCAAGTTGATGAGAATCGTGCAAAAACAGCCCTCAAGAAAGGTCTTAAAGACACAAAGACTCTCCTTAAAAAGGACAAAGTCCAAGATCGCAAGATAGATCGTGCTGAGAAAGTCTTAAAGAAGAAGAAATGAAACGTGAAAGAATCGAAGACCTTGGATGCATAAAGATTCTCATCGATCAAGCATTAGATAACAATGTATTTGAAAATATACTCGGTGAATGGAGTTACATAGAAAATATACAAGATATAGATGCCATGGTAGAAACTTATAATCATATACTAGCAGATATCTGTTCATTGAAACTTCAGTTAGAACAGATCCAAGAATATGCCGAAGGGTTTGAAGATGGGATTTAGTGACTGTATTTCTATTTTTATCGGTTGCGTCATTGGTAACATGATATATGAGTTTATTAGGTATAAGAGGATAAAATGAATAGACGCTGCGTTAGATGCAAATTCGATTCTTTTGAGTCATCCTTTAAATATCATCAAAGGACCTTTAAGGATATGGATGCACCATATTTTTGTAGAACTTGTTTTAAAAAACAGGATATTCCCATAGATCCAAAAGAAGAAAATCAAATTTTCGAACCAATTCTTGAAATAGAAGATTTTCAAATCACATGCAAACCTTTAGTTGAGCAAGCAAATGAAATTAGACGAGCACGAACTAGAAAATATCTTTCTACAGAAAAAGGAAAAGAATCTCAGAAAAAAGGGCATATAACAAGAACGCAAAGGTTGCATCATGCAAAAAGGAAAACATCTAGTGAAGAACTTGAAGAAATTCGTTTATTTTACAAAAATACACCTGAAGGATATGTTGTTGATCATATTAAACCCTTAAGCAAGGGTGGCTTACATCAATTATCTAATCTCCAGTATTTAACACCTGATCAAAATTTGCATAAATCAACAAAAAACATAAGAAAGGTCAATCTCAATATAAAGATTAATCCTCCAACAAACATATAAACGTTATTTACAACATAATTGGGGTTATCAGACGTGACACCTTTAAATATCATGATAACCGAAGCTTATTGCGCTAGAGAGAAGTTCGGTCGAGTTTCACCATACTATTTAATGCGAAAGTTTAGAATATCTCTCAAGAAGGCTCTTGAAGTAATAAATTTATTAAAATAAATGAAAATATGAAATTCTTTAAACCAATGGGCCCTTTTCCCGATTATTGCCTACCTTATTTATGGATAGGAGTGTTAATTTTTGGATCGATGTTTTTATGGCTACATTTTCATAAGGAATAAATATGTGAGCGCAATTAAACCACGTCCACCTGATTGCTCCGAATGTTTTAAGCCCTCAGATTGCCCTCGCATCACTCTTTACTCAAATACCACTAATGATAAAATTGTTCTTTGCTCTGATAGATGCCTTGAGATATATAGATTATCCATACAAATGAAAGCTTACTTTAAACCCATACAGGATGAAACATGCGACAATTCGAACAAGTCGACATAAAGAAACTCACACTTCTAGAAAATAATCCTAGAAAGATATCCAAAGAGCAAATGAATAAGCTCATCGTTAGTCTTGAAACTGACCCTGATTTCCTCCATGCAAGGCCAATACTCATTAACAAATTACCTGATGGCAAAATGATAGTATATGCAGGTAATCAACGCGTACAAGCTGCCAAGAAGTTAAAGTGGAAGTCTATTCCATGCATAGTAGAAGATGATCTCAAAGAAGAAGTAATGAATCGCCGAATAATCCTAGATAATAAGTCATTCGGCGAATTCGACTATGACATTCTTGCTAACGAATTCGAAATAGATATGCTACTCGAATGCGGACTCGAGCTAAAAGATCTAGGGTCTTTTAATGACGTTGTAGAGCAAATATCCCCAGACTCCAAAGCAAAAGACGATAAGAAAAAGAGTCACGAATGCCCATCCTGTGGTTATATGTTCTGATCTGATATCAAGATTTGTTTAATTAATATTAATGCTGCCCAAAAATCCGCATGCGTTATCGGACTATACATTGCTGATTCTGGTAAATTTTCTATATTCTGTATTGTTGCATCCAACATATCTACAAGCTCTTTTCTACTTGGTTTAACCACAATCTCTTCATCAGACATGCATTAGCTCCTTGATAAATTTATTTATTCCTGTTTATATATAGTTAATATTTTAATCAAGAGGTAGTTATGCCAGCACCGAAAGGACATGAACCATATAATAAAAATGGTGAAGGTGGAAGACCACTTAGGTATACTAAGGAATTTATTGAGGCCGAAGCTGATGCTTTGGAAGAATGGCTTGAAAAAGGTAAATTTCTATGGTTTGAGAAGTTTGCTTATGAACGTGGTTATCCAGATAGTAAACTTTCGATATGGGCAAAAGAAAATGATAGGTTTCGAGACGCGTATCATATGGCTCTTACAAAACAAAAAAGCATGCTCGTGGAAGGATCTTTAGCAAAGAAAATGAATTATAACATGGCTCAGCTATTACTAGGGCATTATTGGGCAATGGTTCCTAAGCAAGAGAATAAGATTAGTGGAGATGCAAAAGACCCTCTCAGCGTAATCATGACCGTTGTTAACGATGATAGCCGGGATTTAATAGATAATGCAGAGTGATCTAGATAAGGCCATAGAAGCATTCAAAGACCCATATTGGCGTATAAATCATCTATACTATATTGTAAACAAACAAGGAAAGAAAGTTAAATTCAAATTAAATTGGGCTCAGGATCAGCTGTATAAGGATATGTGGTACTGCAACATAATTCTTAAAGCCCGTCAGCTTGGTATGAGCACATTCATTTCATTACTATTCTTAGATCGCTGTTTATTCAACTCAAATATGTCCGCAGGTATTATTGCACACACACTTGAAGACTCTCAACAGTTGTTTAGGCGTGTTAAGTTCGCATACGATAATTTACCCGATATCATAAAAGAGAGATTAACAGCCGAGAATGATACCACAAACATGCTTAAGTTCTCAAACGGTTCTAGTATACGCGTGGGAACATCTCTTAGATCTAGTACATTCCAATATTTACATATATCAGAGTTTGGTAAGATATGCGCAAAGTATCCAGATAAGGCTCAGGAAATAATTACAGGGTCTTTAAATACTGTTGCTCCTGGCCAATATGTATTTATAGAATCAACCGCTGAAGGAAGAGATGGTTATTTTTACGATATATGTAAACGAGCACAACAAAACAAACAGATGCAATCTAAATTATCTAAGCTAGACTTTAAGTTTCACTTCTTCCCATGGTATTTGGAGCCATCATATCGCATCGGATCATGCTTACCAGCTAGTGAAGATATATTAAAGTACTTCGAGCATTTATCTAGAGTTGGTATTAAGCTAGATGAAGAGCAAAAGAATTGGTATATATCGCGTGAGGTGACACAAAAAGATGATATGAGGCGCGAATATCCTTCAACTCCAGAAGAAAGCTGGGAAGTGTCCAACGAAGGATTATATTATGCACGTCAGATGAATCTAGTTAGGGCTGAGAAGCGTATTGGGTTTGTACCATATGATGAACAAATTCCCGTTTATACAGCTTGGGACCTTGGTTATAATGATAGCACTTCAATATGGTATTTCCAATGCTTCGGCAAAGAGATTAGGTTGATAGATTATGATGAGGGAAGTGGCGAGTCTTTAGCTTATTGGCTTGGAATAGTAAAATCTAAAGGTTATGTATATGACAAGCATATTGCGCCACATGATATTATGGTTCATGAATATAGTAGTGGTATGACAAGACAAGCATCAGCACGTAAACTAGGTTTTAACCTAATACCAGCTCAAAAGACAGATATTATACCTGGTATAGATGCGGTGCGCGGCATACTAAATAGATGTTGGTTCGATGAATCTAAATGTGCTAAAGGCATTAAAGCGTTAGACAACTACAAAAAGGATTGGGACGAACGTAATGCATGCTGGCGATCTCAACCTCTGCACAATTGGGCATCACATGGAGCAGATGCGTTTAGAACTTTAGCGACTGGTTTAATGCTCGTGCCTAATCAACGTAATGATCGCGATGGTCATAATCCTAAAGATTATTTACAAGATCGATTCGGACCTAGGACTAGTATATTCTAATCATGTAAAGCGGATTTACATTCGATTGTTGCATAATTAAAATAATTATTATATGTTCTAGCTTTCACCCAATGCTCTTTTGTTGGAGGCTTTTACGTCTTTTTATTATCCACCATGGGACAATGCTTTAGAGCCTTCACAAGGTAACGTAAGGCAATGGCTAGACAATCTTTACAGCAAATTCCAGCCTATAGAACAATCAAGATGGAACCAGGCTAATATCGACA